TTCTACCCCGGCCTGTTCATGCGCGAGCCCGAGATTCTCCAGCGTGCGCGAGAGTTTCTGCGCCGCTAGATCATCATCTATGAACGCTTGCAAGGAATCCTTGCCGAACTGAATAGCCATCCTTGCGCCAGCCTGAACAGCCATCAACGCAGCGCCGCCGACAGCAGCACCCATAGCGACACCAGCAACGCCAAGCTGACCCATAGCGCCTGAGGTAGTCCCGCTCTGCCGATGCAGTAGCTGAAGATCGTTTATCGCGCGCTTAACGTCCGCATTGTTGTAATCGCCGGTGATCTGAACGGAGATAGCACCGCGAGCCATCATGCCCCCCTATTGATGAGACGCTCAGCGTAGGCGGTTGCTTGGTCCATGACGCGCTCTAGATCCTTGCGCGCGTCCGGCCCCTTCGTCATCACCGCATAGAGCAGGCCTCGCGGTCCTCGCGCCGTCCCCGCCTCGCGTTCGTATTTCTTCTGTAGATTCGCGCCGAAGGTACGGCCCTTAGGGTTCGGGTTCCTTGACTTCTTTTTAACCTCATTCGTTCCAGCCAGAGCGAAGACACCACCGCCCCAGTCCATCGTTACAATTTTCACCATGTAGAGATTCTTGCCCCACTTGCGCTGATCCTGCTGTAGATCAACTCTGATCTTAGATCTGACAGCACTTCCAACGAACTTAAGATCCCTGCCGCGATCAACCGCATTCCACTTGCCCCAATTGCTCAGAGCGTTACCGGAAGGAGTCTGAAAGCGCGCCTCATCCCGAACCTTCTCGCCAGCCTTACGGAAGCCCTTAGCGATTTCCTTATATGCCTCGCGGTCGAAGCGCTCAAGCAACTTGATAGTGCGCTGCTCGCCCGTAACCTGAGCCTTCATCACCATTGCTATCGCTTCCTCTGCGCTGACGCTTGCTCTGTATGTCTCCACCGCAGGTAACGAAGCATCGTGATTTGCATCCGGTCTGACTCCTCCAAAATTACAGAGGGAGCGAGTCCGTACTCATAGGCAAGGTGGCAGACGATGAAATGACTGCTTGACTCTCCAAAGGGAGGATCTCTGTCGGCCCTGCGCTTTCATCATCTGCCACCTGATCGACCGTAGCCATCCAATCTTCAAAAGGAAGATTGACGCGCTTCGTTCGATTCAAGCAAGCCCAAGCAAGAAACCACATATATTCCAGACGCTCGCCTATTTTGTTCGTAGGCAGATCGTAGGCACGCTCAAACGCAATAGTGTCCGCGCCGGTACAGAGAACGTGATCTACTCGCGAATCTGTATATGTGACTTCTAGCGGAATTCTGTTAATCATCGCAGGAACCTTCCTTAAGCCGTTGCACGAACGACAGTGCCAGATGTCGGCCAGGTAACCGAGAGCGTTGCAAGATCTCCAACAGCGCTAGCGAACGGCTGATACTGATTGACAAGACAGACAGCCGTATAGCTCGGGTTCGTTGCCGACACCGTGCCAGACGTAGGAACGATCACGACAGTAGCAAGGCTGTTCAGGAGCGGAAATAAAACGCTATCAACGGACGCCGAGCCAAAATCCTGATGAAAGTCCAGCGTGATGCTTGCGCTTTTCAACCCGCCAACGCGCGTGGTGAAAGTAGAGCCGAAAGCCGTTGTCTCTACTTCTGCTGATTCAATCGACAGATCAACGGAGTTAATGGAACTAGAAAAATCCGTCCCGTTAATGGTTACCTTATAATCAATCGCAACGAATTTTGGCATTGTTCCTTACTCCTTTATGCGTAGACGGTTACTGAAAAGTCCGCAGTGAGATAAATCGTATCTCCTATGGACGTTGAAGCGTACGAAAGCATTTCCGTAACGTGCAGGGATTGAGCGATGCCGCCTAGCGTCCGGTCAGACTCAATTGCAGTCTTAATGGATGATGCTCCGGTCGGATTGCAGTAGGCATCTATAGAGGCCTGAGCGTTTCGATCAGAGGCGCGTCCAACGATCACCGTTACAACGAATTCATATTGATCTAGCCCACGATGAAACGCCCGGTCATATGTGATGGTGGAAGGAATGACGACAGCCTGCGGAGGAGTCGGCGCATCGGGGACAGTCGCCGATGTCCGCAGGCCGCTGATCGTTGCGAGGTTGGTAGCGATCCCCGTTCTTAGCGTTCCGATGGTGACCGTCATGCGATACCGACCATCCGACGGTAAGGCTCCACTAGTTGCGCTACGTCAGGATCTAGCGCTCTCGTAACTCGGACAACTCCAAGCTCATTGAAGCCTGCCACCCCGAGCGGGCTCTGGAGTCTGGTGAAAATTCTTGAGCCTTGCAGAACGGCCGCCTGCGTTACAACGATAGGAACAGCAGGGAAGCCGTATACGCCCGTAACTCTCACGGTAGCCTCTCCACCCGCTGCAGGCCATAAGTAGTCTTCAATGGCCCTGATTCGCGTATATGGCACGCTCTGCCCGTTGCTTACTCCATTGAGCGGCTCTAGCTGATAGTCAGTCGTCTTCCACGTTACGTCGAAGACTCCATCCGCGCCGGTGGAGGAAGTGATCGTTACGGCTGTTCCTGCGAGATCATCAATCTGAATCACATATTCATCAGCAGGAGAGAAGACGCGCGTAATTGTTCCCGACGTTCCAAAGGTTCGACCGCAGTAGCCATCGATGAGATCTGATGCCGCAGACCCGGCCATATTTATCAGCGAGTCATCTACGGAATCAGTAATGCGCAACGCAGCTTTGATCTGCGCAGTACTCGCATAAAGGCTCATGCCGATCCTTTCCGCAGGTATTCAATCATTCTACCCATCATTTCTAGCAATTGATGCTGACAGAAGGAGAGCGAAACGAGTGCCCCTCTAGTGTCAGATTCACGAACGGATTAAGAGACATCACTCCTACGCCCATTGATCGCAGTTTCTTTGCCACCTTTGGCAATTGCTGCTCCCAAACAGGGTAAGGCTTGGGATCGCCTGGCGCGTATCCTTCGATTGCGTCCCGCTCATCCAAGATCCCGCAATCAGCGCCAGCAAGGATGATGAACTTCGCTCCAAGATACGCCGCAAAGTGCATCCCCATATGCAGCGAGGTAGGCCCGCAGACGAGATGATCATCATGAGTCGGCCAGTGCTCAGCAGTATCAAACTGTGAAAACATCTGCGGATTCGTTTGCACGAAAAAGACGTTCATCTGAGTCGGTCTAGTCTTCGCCGGGTAGCCGATGCCTTGCTCCACCATAGGAACGATCACCGGGAGATCAGGCCTAGCATCAGCGAGGATATGCGCGTCTAGGTGGTAGTGAGTGACTGAGTAGAAGTCTTTAAGCCCGAGCGCTTCTCCTGCTCGGTTAATGCAGACTGTCGGCTTACCGTCGAAGAATCCTCGCGGTACATGATCAAGTGTCGCACCAGAGCCAACAACGTAGATCGTTTCTCCCGAATGCCTGCGCTTAAAGTCTGCGTAGTGCTCAGCCATTAATCCCACGAATTAACTCGCCTTCGCTCAAGACTCCAGCCGCCCTCATTCGGCTTCTCGCGCTTCCGCTGCCAATAGTCAGAGTTATTCGCGTAGGTAGCGTTATTGCGCTCGCCGAAGTATTTAAGGGTAGAAGAATTGTGATGAATGATCGGGATCTCAGAGCGAGTGATCTTCACTCCTGCAAGCATCGCGCGTAATTCATAGTCGTTGTCTTCGAAGTAAGCCGGGTGGAAACCCTCATCAAATAGCCCGACGCGCTTCACGGCATCCTCAGACAGCGCAAAGGCGCTCCACGGCTGCGGAGATTGAGCGAGCATGATTCCTTCTCCAGCCTGCTCATAGAACGCTCTCAGCGAGCCTGCGGGCCATTCAAGGTCATAGTTGGCAATGAGCCAATAAGGAGAGAACGGATCAGCCTTAATCCCTAAATTCCAAGATCCTGCCACGCCAAGATTCGCAGGCATCTTGATTACCTTCGTTGACTGAACGTGCTCAATCGGCCATCCTGCTGAAGCTCGCAGAGCATCCCCGTTGTCAATGATGATCAGCTTTCTAATTGGGTAGTCGATTGTCTCTAGCATCCGATAGAGGATCTCTGGACCCGCGAGAATGGGAACGATCATGCAAGGGATCACCGCAGAGCCTCCATCGCTGGCAACCAATAATTATCAAAGACGAAATCTGCCCCATACTGCGCCACGAAGTCTTGCGCTATATGAGATCTCCCACGGCCCCGACCGTATGCCGCTTCCATCGCTTCAATGATGGAAGGAACGCCGGGCGTGATCATCCAAGCGCGCTGCGGAGAATCCCAGAACGGCTGCCCCTCAACTAGCCAACCATCGCCGA